CTGACGGATGCGGATATACAGAATATTAACAGCCAGGCCGGAAAACTGAAATGGCATGAGGATAAAAGCCAGAATTTCCGTGGGAACTGGACCCAGATGGTATTCAAGTTTGATAATTCTTCTTACTTGTTTCGGTTTGCTTCATACATGACATATAAAGGGTTTAAATCAAAAGTGCGTGAACTGGCCCGGATTATAGGGGCAAAGGAAGTCACGGTGGCAGAGGATGAAGGGCAGCAGGCTATTGGGTGTTTGAGTTATTGGAGTTGTGAACGGGATGTACTGGTGGTGCTATTCAGAACGGAAATAGAAGTGCCGGACGGGCAGCGCAGGCAATTTAATGTCTATGACCCCAGGGAACTTTTTAAATAAATACAAGGCTGGGCCAGCGGCCAGACGGGCAGGAGGTAGGAGCATGAAGGCAAAATGGAATATAACAAAATGGTGCAAGTCGATTACAGATAGCGGGGAAGATGAATACACCGGGCGTGATGTTGAGGGATGTGACCGCCGTTTCCGTCTTCTGGATGATGATGGGGAGGTTTATGCATATGGAAAAGCAAGCGAAGAAACCTTTGAACCTTTGAACGCTTACAAGTATGTATATGGTTGCACAGAAATTCAGTACAAAGACCCAAAAACAGGAAAGTATATAACGTTGTAGTAATTACCCGCCACGGAGGAACGAAGGCAGAAAGGTGGTACATATGAGTGAAAAGAAAATGCGGATATTGAGCATCATCAATTTAAAAGGCGGGGTGGCAAAGACCATCACCAGCGTTGTGTTTGCATATATCCTGGCCGTGGTATTTGGTTACCGGGTGTTGCTGGTGGACAATGACAAACAGGGTGACGCTTCCAGGCAGTTGCGCCGGAGAAGCACAGACCGGAAGGGCATTGAAGAAATCATGTTGAGCCGCAAGGCGGATATGAAAAGGCTTATTCAGAAGACGGAATATGAAAACCTGGATATAATCACGGCAAATATGAAGCTGCTGAAAGCAAACCTGGAAGTTATGCTGGACCAGCAAAGACCGCAGCAGAACAGACTTGAAAAGGCCCTGGCATCCGTGGCCGGAGAATATGACTTCTGCATCATTGACAATGCGCCGGACATTAACATTTCAACAATCAATGCACTGGTGGCATCTGATGACGTTATTGTGCCGCTGGAAATTGATGACAATACAACGGAAGGGCTGCCGGAATTGGTGGAGCAAGTGGAGAACGTCAAAGAAGACCTAAACGAACATTTAACCTTCCGTGGTTGCCTGGTAACAAAATTTGACGGGCAGAACGAAGCACATGTGCAGGGGGAAGAATTATTGCGGGTCGGGGAATATCCGGTATTTGATAGTCACATACGGGTTTCAAAGAAGGTTTCTGAAAGCACATTCAACCGTGAACCTGTTTTCCTCTATTCAAGGCGTTCCGCAGCGTCAATGGATTATCTAAAAGCAGTAAAAGAATATCTGGAAATGTTGGGGATTATGTGACCGAATTGGGCACATGAAAGGAGGAAAAAACCATGGGGAAAACCCGCAGCGCATTTGATTTAAAGGAGTTATTGAACCAGCGTTCTAAGCGGCAGGAAGACCAGATGCAGCAGCCAGAGTATGCAGAGAAGATGGACATTATCACGCTGGATGCATTTGAACTTATACCATCCGAAGATAACTTTTACAGTACGGAAGAATTAGAAGGCTTAATGTTTACCATAGCATTGCTGGGAGTGCTGCAACCACTTCTGGTGATACCATGCGAAGGAGGGTACAGGATAAAGGCGGGGCACCGCCGCCGCCTGGCCTGCATGGCACTGGTGGAAAAAGGGCTGGAACAGTTTAGATATGTTCCGTGTGTTATCAAGAATGAGCAGGAGGACGGCGCAGCAACCATTCTGAACAGCACAGATGCAGGAGGAAAAGAGGGAAACGAACTTGATACCATCCTGGAACGTCTTACACTCATTATGGCAAATTCCTTCCGTGATAAATCGGACTGGGAGAAGATGGAAGAAGCGTTGCAGCAGGAAGCGTTGATTGAAGAACTAAGGAAAATTATCAAGGTAACGGGGCGGACCAGAACCATATTACGGGATATGACTGGCGGGAAGCTAAAGGAAGCCCAGATGGGCAGATACAAGAATATTAAAAACAACCTCTGCCCGGAACTGATGGAAGAATTTAAAGCAAAAAATATCAGTGTTTCAGTGGCAAATGAAGCCGCCGGATTATCAAAGGAATACCAGCAGCAGGCACTTGAAATATTGCGCTTCAACCTTGCATTAACTCTGCCGGATGTGAAAAAGCTGAAAGAGTTAGAAGACGCTGCAAAGCAGATACCGGGGCAGATAGAATGGCCGGAACGGCAGCAGGAAGCACAGGAAGGAGGGGCAGAGGAAGAAGACCAGGAAGATGACCAGGAGCCAGAGAAAGACCCGCTGGAAGGCCATATGAACCAGCCAGAGGAAGACACGGCAGAGGAACAGGAAGAATTTGAACCAAAGCCGGAATATATCAATTCTTTGTGTTATTCATGCCTGCATTACAGCACATGCCATGTGAAGACAGGAACCGTGAAGGAATGTGACACATATGTGAATAAGGCAGAAGCAGAGAAAACAGAGGAACAAAGGTATTCAGAAGAACAGGACCGCATTGACAGGGAAACGAAGAAAGAGTTGCAGCGGCAGCAGGATGAAGAACGTATGCAGCAGCTTCCGGGAGAAAGAAAACCGAAAATACATGTCATCCGCTTTCCTGCATCCCAGTGGGATGATGTTACACAAAACATTCAAACTTTTCTTCTGCTGAAGGATGACGGATACAGGGTAGGGGATGAACTGAATATGCAGGAGTATAAAGGCGGTGAATTTACTGGTGGGGTTATAGATGCAGAAATCACGTACATGGTAAATGAACATTCTGGGCTTGTGGAAGGTTTCTGCATTGCAGGGATTAAAGTATTGAGATATAGCAGTTAAGGAGGGAAAGAAGTGGAAGGGAAAGAGCGGAACCGGGCGGAAGTATCAAACATAAAAATTTTGACAGGAATGGTTCAGAACGCAAAAGAAGATTGTCCTTTCTCTGACAGGGGAAAGGTAAAAGCATATGAACTTGGCATTGAATGTGCCCTGGATTGTATAAAAACATTTGAAGATTTAGGAGGAAATCAAGACGGTAAAGCTGAAATTTATAGCCGGGAACGCCGTGAAACCATGTTGGATTACATAGCAGAGCATGACACGGAACTGATTTACCTGGTGGAAAGGAAAGACCGGGAAGGTTTGGACAATTTTTTGAAGCACATGACGGAATATGTAGATTTATGTATGGCATAGTTGCAAGGGGCGGCAACTATGAACTTACAAGACTTCAAAGGGCAGCGGTCCACCATAAACCGATTATGGAGGGAACGAAAATGGCGGCAACTGAAATGACCAAAGGTAAGGTAATAAAAATCCTTATGTATTACCGGAACATTGACAATGAAATAAAGATAAACAAGTGCATAGCGGATGACCTGGAAGAACAGTACAGTTCATTGGGGGCGATACCTATTGACGGGATGCCGAAGGCGCAGAACAATATTTCACGTGTCACGGAAAACATTGCATTAAATCTGCCGGATGGATTAAGCGCTGAAATTGCATCATACCGGGAGAAAATCAGCGAACTTCATAGGCTGAAAGCGGAGATTTTGAAGGAAGTTTCGTGCCTGGAATTTAAACAGAAAAGTATTGTGATTGATTTTTACCTTTACGGTCTGAAATGGGAACAAGTAGCGGTACGGAACCATTACAGTGAAAGACAGTGCAAGAACATAAGGAACACAGCTTTGAAAAGCCTGGCCCCAAAATTCAGCGGCAATTCAGTGATAGTAAATTATCAACTGACGGCATGAAAAGATTGCCCGCTATTGCCCGTTTTTTCTGGTATAATATGGGTTGAAACAAGAGGTGGAAGAAACGCCTTTGAAGTCAGCCCCTATGTAATAGGCTTTGAAACCAAAAATTTCAAAGCCTATTATTTTTTTGAGTTCCGAAAAGCCAGAAGCCGGAAAATAGAAAACAAACGAAAGGCGGTGACCGGATGGGAAGGCCCAGGAAGCCAGAACGTGACCAGGCATTAAAACAATACCTGGATAGTGATGG